CGACGATCATGTAGCCGGCGCGGTCGGGCGGGATGATGGGTCGTGCCATCAGGCGGCCTCCTCGGTGTGGGGGATGAGCTGGAGCGACACGACGTAGCCGTCGGGCACGTCGATGCACACGCGGCGAGCGAAGCCGGGAGGCGTCTTGAGCGGCGCCTCCACGAACGCCTCGCACGCGCAGTTGGTGATGCGGCAGGCGGCGACCTTGCCGTCGCGCGTGTGGGCGCTCAGCGCGTGGGTGCAGGCGACGCACGGCAGCTTGCTCATGCGACCGCCTCGACCGGTGCAGCCATCCACGACAGCAGCGCCCGGGCAGCTCGCCGCGAGGCATCGCCACGGTGGGCGTAGACCATGGCCAGCGCTCGCTGCCGGTTGCGGCGCTGGGCCGGTCGGTCGATGAGCGCGCTGCCGATCGCAGCCTCGAGGTCGGAGGGTCGATCGACCTGGATCCCGACGTCGGCCGCGTCCCAGAAGCGCAGGCCGTGGTTGACATGCGGCCGGTACTCGGCGGCGTTGAGGACGACCACCGGGCGCCCCGTCGCCGCGAACTCGTACAGCGTGCTGACGCCATCGTTGACGTACAGCGCCGCAGTGCGCAGGACGTCGGCGAAGTCGGGGATGAACGCGATGCGGCGGTGCCGCGCGAAGCGCTCGATCGCCGGCCGCGCCTTCGGGTGGCCGTGCATGGCCAGGTCGAAGTCGGGGTGGTCGCGCAGGGCCGGGAGCACGCCTCGGAAGTCGGTGAACGCCGAGCCGGCCTCGGGCACGGTGGCGCCGCTCCAGTGGAAGCTCACCACGACCAGCGGCTTCCGTCCCGGCTCGTAGCGCGGCGCATGGTCGACCTTCGGGCAGCCGACCACTTCGACCCTGGCGTCGGGGTAAGCCGCCTGCCACAGGTCGGCGCTGTAGCGGTTGGGCGTCAGGAACAGCTCGACGTCCTCGCACTTGTGGCCGCCGGCGTACGACGGATGACCGGTGCCGAACGACTGGCCGACGCCGTGCTCGATGCGGGCGATGTGGGTGTAGCCGCGCCTGCGAGCCTTCTGATGATCGCCCCACGAGGCGACCAGGACGGAGTCGCTGGTCGGGTGTCGCGACGTCGTCAGCCCGAGCGTGCGGGCATGGTGGGCCAGCGCGATCGGAACGGTGAATGCGCCGCGCCGCTCCTGCGGCAGCGCCTGCCACACCGGCGCCAGGTGATCGACGAACTGTGGTTCGGTGGCGATCATGTCGAGCGTCACGTCACACCGCCCACGCCATCGCCGCGTGGCGATCGCCGACGCGCTCGAACATGTCCTGCAGGGCGTCGGCGTGCGCCTTGCCCGAGGTGCCGCGCAGGCTGGCCGGGAAGATGTCCTCGATGAAGTCGCGCTCGGCGTCGGTGATGCCGTTGTCCAGCGCGCGGTCGACCTGGTGCATGAGCTGCGCCGGCGCGTCGGCGTGGTAGCCGATGCCGCGCTCGTAGATGTCGGCCTCGAACGTGCCCGGCACGATGAGCGAGCGCACCGCGTAGTCGGGGAACACGACCGGCTTGCCCAGCGCCCACGCCTCGTACAGGGTCGATCCCCCGTCGGCGATGACGACGGCCGCATCGGCCAGCTGCTGCAACGTGCTCGCGCCCGGCGCGTCGTGCGGGTGCAGCGCGTGGTCGACGTCGACCAGCAGCGCCTCGAGCTCCAGGAACTCGCGCTGCCAGCCGCGGCTCAGGCTCGGCGCCCACAACACGCGGTCGGCGGATCCGACGATCGTGCCGTCGAACAGCGGGTCGAGCTTGGCGTAGCCGACCATCCGCAGCTTGTGGGCCGGCATGCCCTGCGCCCGGTACTTGCGCTCCCACGCTGGACCGGAGTGCAGGACCCAGGTGAAGTCGGCGACCAGGTCGGCATCGCGCCAGCCCTTGTCGGCGAGGCCGTGCGACATGAACACGTCCGAGGGGTAGTCGTGCCAGAGATGGACGTTCAGCGCGTCGAAGTCGACCTCGGACGCCTTCTCGGCAGCCGGCAGGTGGCGCAGGATCGGGTCGACCAGCGCGTCGATGGCAGCGCGAGCTCGGCTGCGGCGCTTGGGATCGAGGTCGTAGACGAAGCGAATCATCGGGCCATCAGCCTCCGCGCCCGGTCGACCAGGTCGGCGTCGTAGTACTCGGCCAGGAACGCCCACGGTTCGCGGATCCGCTCTACGCCCCAGCGCGACCACAGTCGGTCGTAGCGGGTGATGAACGGCGGCACGCGGAAGCCGATGTACTGCAGCGGATGAACGTCGCGGTACTCCCACGCGATCGGCCACAGCGTCTTGACGGTGTTGCTGTCGGTGCGCTTGGTGATCTCGTCCGGCATCGGGCGGAAGCCGACCGGCGCCAGCAGGTCGCGATGGAACATGTGCGGCCCGGCCGGGTTCTTCTCGTGCCGCACGCGACAGATGGCGAGCTCGTCGGGCAGGACCGGCGCGTACAGCTGCGAGGTCCGGACGTGGCGACCGGACGGCGTCGGCAGCGGCAGGAGGTAGGCGGGATCGATCCACGAATCCGAGCCGATCGGGACGATCCAGGTGGCGCCGTGCTCGGCGGCGTACTGCATGCCGTCGTTGAACTTGCGACCGAGCCAATCGTTCGACTGCTCGACGGTGTCGAAGCCGAACGAGGCGGCGATGTCCAGGTTGCGATCGTCGGCGACCACAACCTGGTGCGCCTCCACGCCGGCGGCGGCCAGCTCATCGATGACGCGCTTGCGCTGCTCGAAGCAGATGGCGCTGAGCTCGAAGCGCTGCCAGGCGGGGGTGACGAACCACACGGTCATGCCGCCACCGCCTCCCACAGCTGGCGGCGCAGCTGCTCGGCGTGCGCGAGCACCTCAGCCGCGGTCGCATCGGTGACCGGCATCTCTGCGGGGCGGTCGGCGTACGCATTCCACAGCTCGGCGCGCCGGCTGCTCGAAGCCGTGCGGTATGCGGACTGCAGCCCGGTGGCCGCCGACCGCGTCAGCGAGTCGCTGCGCACGACGCGGTGGTAGCCGAACTCGTCGGGCACCTGGACCCAGCGCAGGTGACGCACGACCAGGTTCGTCATCATCGAGTCGTAGCCGACCCGGAAGTCGGGATGGCTCCACCATCCGAGCCCGCGCACCGCCTCGGTACGGAACACGCCGGTGGCGATCGAACCGATGTGGCGCGGGCGGCGACCGCCGCGCTCGAACCTCGTGGCGCGCCGGCGAACCGCGCCGCCACGGTGCTCCACGGATCCGCCGAACACGGCGTCGACGTCAGCCGTCGCGTACTGCATCAGGCGTGCGAAGCGATCAGGCTCGGACCAGTCGTCATGCGCGTGAATGCTGATCCACGCCGAATCGCACGCCGCCAGGCCGACGGCCTGCGCGAAGTACACGCCGCGGTTGTGAGGCAGGCGGTACACGGCCAGTCGCGGGTCGCCGGGCAGCGGCGGCACGTCGGCGCCGTCGGCGATCACCACCACGCGCAGGTCGCGATACGTCTGGCGGAGCAGCGAGGCGACGCACGGACCGAGCAGCTCGGGCGCACCGTGGAACGGGACGATGACGGTGAGCGTCACGAGTAGCCTCCACCGCTCGCCGCCGTGGCGTACGCCGCCAGCGGATTCGTCACGAGCTTCGCGTCGAGCTCGATGTGATGGCCGGCCCCGGCGGCGTCGCGCAGGTTGACGATGTTGTACGTCGCCTCGGGCAGGTCCTTCGCCATCGGGCAGGCGGCCGGGTCGTGGTACACCGCGTCGGCCGTGGTCACGTCGCGCGGCAGCAGGTAGATGCGCGTGTCGGAAGGCACCGCTCCCGCCTCGTGCGTGGCCGCCACCTCGCGGGCGCTCTTCGGCTGGATCCCGGCCGGCACATCGCTCGCAACCGTGTCGGTGACGAACGTCGGCTGGCCCAGCTCGTCGAGCACGTCGTCGCCGAGCTCGTCGGTCTGGCGGACCTGGCGCAGCAGGCTCACGCGGTGGGGGACGAAGCGCGCGGCGATGCCCATCAGAAGACCACGACGCCGTCGGGCTCGAGCGAGTCGAGGATCGCCTGGCGCTCGATCTCGTAGTTGTTCGCGGCGAAGCTGACCTGGTGATCGCCGAGCCGCTCGCCGGTCATGCCCGGCTGGTAGTTGAGGTCGAGCTCGACCAGGGCGATGCGGTCACGCTCCGCATCGGTGATCGCGTTGGCGTAGGCCAGGTCGACGTAGCCGCGCCAGGTCGTTCGCGGGTTCGTGCCGTCGCACTTGCGCTCCAGCATGCGTCCACCCGGCCGCAGCGCGTAGTCGTCGGCGGCTAGCGCTTCGCCGTCTTCGGTGATCGACGTGATGGACGCCGCGCGGTGGGCCAGCATCAGGACCGGACCCGACGTCGACCGGCGTCGCTCGTTGACGGTGGCCGGACCGTAGCGCTCGTTGATCGAGGCGTAGGCCGCGTCGACGAAGACCGCCAGCTGTTCGGCGGTCAGGGTCGTCGAGACGTGCCCGAGGATCTCGGAGGCGGACAGCACCATCGATGGGCCGGCGCCTTCAGGTGGTCGGCTTCGGCCGGTGGGCGGCTGGTCGCGTGACCGTCGGCGGGCGCGGCGTGCTGGCGCGACGCTGCACCTCTGGCGCCGCCGGGGTGTGGGCGAACGTCGGCCGGAACGGCCGGAACATGGCCTCGCGCCCGAGCATGAGCGGGTGACCCTCGGTGATCGTGTCGCCTTCGGTGATGCGCACGCCGGCCGATACGAAGCTGGTGATCGCGATGTAGAGCTTTGCCATGAGACTCACTCTCCTCCTGACCAGGGGGTGCGGGCCCAGGGATGGTCAGGATCCCTGGACCCGCGATGGGATCAGCTGCCGGCGGCGCCGATCTTCAGCAGGCGGAACGCGTTGACCGTGGTCAGGTTCGTGTTGTTCCGCCATCGGGCGTAGACGCCCCGGCGACCGAGCGGCCTGCCCTCGCCGTCAAAGACCTGCGGGATGTACTCGGTCGAGAGGCCGAGGCGGTCGACGATGACGAACTGCTGGAAGTCTCCGAACAGGAGCGGCAGGTCGTCGTTCGCGAACGTCGCGTCCATCACGTTCGAGTGGCGCGCCGGGTAGCCGCGCAGCGTCCCCGACAGCTGGTCGTAGATGCTGTTGGCCGGCTGGCCGGCGGTGCCGAAGCCGCGGATGGTCTGGTAGACCCGGCGGGCCGCCAGCCACTGCGCGTTGCCGATGAAGCGGTCGCCGAGGTCGCCCTCCACCGCGTCGACGTCGACAAGCGCGAAGGCGTTGTCGCTGGCCGACGGGACGAGGCTGGTGCCGTCGTCGTTGAGGGCGTAGACGATGCCGAGCGGCTCGGTCGTGCCGGCGCCGAGGACGAACTTGGTCGCCTCGAGCACGGTCTTCGCGTCGCCGATCAGCCGCCCCAGCTCGGACTGGATGGCCGCCGGGCCGTAGTCCTCGCTGTACTCCGACGTGAACTGGACGAAGACGTGCGCCCGCAGCGGGGTGACCGTCGGGTCGTCGAAGTCGGTCGGAGCCGCGTCGGCCGCCGCCGCGGTCTCGGCCGCGTAGGCCGCCGTCACGCCGCCCGTCGTGACCGGCGACCAGCTCTTGCCGGTGATGGTCTCGACGCGCGAGATCTCGCGAATGTCGTTCCGCTGGCCGTCCGTGGTCAGGATGAACGTCGGATCGATCACCACCGGGATGGCCACGCCGGCGTTCGCGTCGCTGTGCGTCTGCAGCGCCGCCTGCAGCCGCGACGGGACCGCGTCCCAGCCGCCGCTGACGTAGCGGGCCCAGCCCTCCTGGTAGGCCGGGCTGGACGTGGCGATGACGCGGCGCGAGATCGCGCCGTGCTCCTCGTCTTTGTGCTTCTCAACGAGCGCGGCCAGGCGGGCCCGAGCCTCGTCCTGGTTCGGCGAGGCCGGCAGCGTGGCCTTCTCGATGACGCGCATCGCGCCGTCGCGGTAGGCCATCGGCAGGTCGTCGACGCTGCGTGCCCGATAGGCCGCCAGGTCGAAGACGTCGTCCGGGCTCTTGATCACGTTCGGCATCGCGAACGACGGACCGCCGACGGTCTCGATGGCGTGGGGCTGCTTGCTGGCCTCGGCGACTGCCGCCTGGCGCAGGCTCAGCTCCTCGATGATCCCGGCCAGCTCCTCGCGGGTCGAGATGATGGTCTGGAACTCGCCGAGCTGAGCCTCGGTGAACGGTCGCCCGTCAGCCTCCGACTCCAGCTCAGCGAGGCGGGCCGCCAGCTCGGCATCGGCCGAGCGATGGGCATCGAGCCCGCGCAGGCTCTTGATGTCGATCACTTCCTCTTTCCCTTTCGCTGAGCCGCGATGAAGGCATCGCGGGCTTCCTTCGAGGCGGCGGGTGCCGCCGGTTCAATGGGTGCCGCTTCGGTCTCCGGGTGGATGGCGAGGTTCGGCGTCACGGCGATGTCGAGCCACGTCCCGTGATCGGCAGCCGACTCGGCTTCGATGGAGCCGTTCTGGAGCAGACCGAGGCGGCTGGCCCGCCCGCTGCGCGGCTGGAGCCGGCGCACAGTCTCCTCGAGGGTGGCGATGCCATCGACCATGCCGGCCGCCTTGGCTTCCTTCGCCAGCATCGTCCGGCCCTGCCCGTAGGCATCGCCGACGATCGAGGTACTCACGCCGCGGCCCTTGGCCACGTCGGCCACGAACATGCGGTAGAACGCGTTGACCTGGTCCTGGATGTGGTCGCGCGCCTCGTCCGACAGCGGCTCGAACTCGTTGCCCTCGACCTTGTACTTGCCGGCGCTGACCAGCGTGGTGGTGACACCCGCCTGGTCGGCCGCACGGCTGATGTCCTGGTGCATCGCGAACACGCCGATGGAGCCGACCTCGCCCGACGGCGTGATGACGATCTCGTCCATCTGGGCCGCGAGCCAGTAGGCGGCCGACGCCGCCAGCGTGTCGACCTGGGCGACGATCGGCTTGCCGCCGCGCGAGGCGCGAATCTCGGTGGCCAGCTCGGTGACGCCGTCGACCGATCCGCCGGGCGAGTCGATGTCGAACACGATGGCGCTCACCTCTGGATCGCCCAGCGCGGAACGCAGGGCACCGCGCAGGTCGTTGAGGCTGGTGCCACCCGACATCAGGCTCATCAGGCTGAGCCGTGGGCTGAGCACGCCGTACATCGGGATCACCGCGACGCCGTTGACCGTTGCGCCGCCGAGGCGGTCGCCCTGCTCTGCTCGCGCCGCAGCGAGGCGATGCTCGATGACGTCAGGTGCCTCGATGTCGCCGGCCATGCGCGCGGCGACGATGTCGGCCATCCGGAACAGCAGCTCGGGGTTCGACCCGGTCGGTCCGCCGCTCAGCGCCCACGGGTGGTCGAAGACGCGATCGACGACATGACGGTAGGAGCGGCCAGGTGCCGCGCGGTCGTTCATCGACGAGGATCGTCCACCGCTACCCACGGGTCACGTCTAGGGGTCAGGACGGGTCAACCGCAGGGGTCAGGACGGGTCAATCTGCGGATCGGCGACGCTTGATCGTGCTCGGCGAGACGTTCAGCAGCGCACCGACCGCGGCGTCGCCATACGGCTTGCCCTCGGCCTGCAGCTGCGCGCGCGCGGCGTACACCTGCTCGCGCGTCACCAGCGCGCCGGCGTCAGGGACAGGCTCGAACATCGCAGGGAACGCGACCGCCAGCGGGTGATCGGGCGGCACCTCCTGGCCGGCCTGCACGATGCCGAGCCTGGCCAGCGGTCCGTCGGCGGGCCAGAACTCCTTGCGGGCCCGCAGCGCCGCCGGCGTGCCCGGCGGCTGCAGCTGAACCGACATGTTGCCGGTGTGATCGAGCAGGCCCCAGTCCTCGGCCATGACGGCGGCGACCACCGAGTCCGGATCCCAGCCGGCCTCGGCCATGCTGCGCATCGACGTCGCCTGGATCTGCATCGTCTCGGCGCGCTGCTTGGCATCCTCGCGCAGGAACGGGATGTGGCGATCGTCGTACCACAGGCGTGACCCGGCCGGTGGCGGGACGATCGTCTGCAGGCTGCCAGCCATGTCGCCCCACAGCGGGCGCAGCGTGGCGTCGCCGACCAGGCGGGCCGCCTGGCCGAAGTTGCCGGTGTTCAGCGACGAGCCCTGCAGGCCCTCCGACAGTGCGACCACGACGGGGTGCATGCCGGTCAGCGCGGCGATGCGCGTCTCGGCACGGCCCTGGATGTTCGCGAAGTCCATCTGCTCGAAGTTGAGCCCGACCGGCGTCGTCTCCACCCCGCCGCCGAGGAAGATCGTCTTGAACGCCTTGGTCGCGCCGCGATGCTCCTGCTCGAACAGCTCGATCCACTCCAGCGCTTTCTCCTTGCCCATGCGGTCGGGGAACTTCAGTGCCAGGTTCGGCGTGGCCGCGTTCTCGAAGAAGCTGAGCTTGTAGGTCGTGGCGGCGTTGTCGGCGATCACCTCGCGCAGCCCAGCGGTCAGCAGGCTGATGCCGCGGTTGCGTGCCAGCGGATCCTTGGTCGGCGCGAAGTGGGCAATCTCCTCGGGCAGGTAGTGCACCGGCTGCGCGCCGGAGTGCAGGCCGCCGGGGTAGTAGCTGAAGCCGATGATCTCCGCGTCGGGATCCCACGATCCGAGCTCGGTGGCCCGTCCGCGGGATCCATACGCGATGGTGACCCAGTCGGGGCGCAGGCGGCGGATCGCGTCGCGCCGACCGAGCAGCACACCGTGGCCGCCGAGGTCGGCGTCGAGGATGGCGTCGGCCAGCAGGTCGCGCGTCGTCTTGCCCGGCTCCGGTGTCTCGAGCAGCGCCAGGTCGGCCGTGCCGAACAGATTGCCGGGTCGCCCACCGCGCAGCTGCTGGAACTGGAAGCGCGCCTCGCTGAACAGCCGGGCGCGCACGGCCAGGCAGGCGAAGACGACGCTGTTGCGCAGGTAGGCCATCTGCACCAGGCTGATGAACGAGCCGTCGCTGCGCTCCTCCTGGACCGGCATCGTCGTCTGGAGCATCGAGCGCAGGCCGTCGAGGCCCCATAGGCCGACCCAGTCGTCGATGCTGCTGATCGATCCGGCGCTGCGGCGCATCGGAGCGGTAGAGAGGCGTTCGATCAGCGCGGCCATGTCAGCCTCCCAGCTCTAGTCGGGTCGAAGGTCACGGCGGCCAACAGCGCGAGGCCGGACGCGATGAGCGCCGCCGGCACATAGATCAGCGCGATGCCGGCGATGACGAGCAGCAGCGCGATGACCAGCGCCACGATGGCCAGGTGCTGGGCGAGGAACACGGCGGCTCTCATCGGACGATCGCCCACGGTTCGGGCTCGCTCTCGACATCGAGGATCTCGGTCGCCCAGCGGTGGACCATGCCCGCGGCGGTCAGCGCGTCGATGACGCGGCGCTCCTGGTTCGCCAGGCGTCCGCGTTCTTCGCGGTCGAACCGGATCCGGCCACCCGGCAGCTCGCGCGCGATGGCGTTGAGCGCGTGGCGCTTGAGCCCGGCGTCACCGGTGTGCTTGAGCCAGCCATTGCGTCCGGCGGCCATGAAGGCGTCGTAGTCATCGGCGTGATCGGGGTTCTGCTGCGCGCGATCGATGACGACCGCACCCAGGTCGTCGGAGATCCAGGCGGCGAGGTCCTCGGCGCGGCTCATGTCCATCACGACGGTGTCGATCGGGCTCCATCACGCGGCGGCGTCAGGATCGCAGCCGGGCCCATGAGCCGATACTCGGGGTCGCGCACCCACAGTGGCACGGCCGCGGTGGTGTCGAGCTTCCACGCCACGTCGAGCCCGACGTCGACGTGCTGTCCGGCGGGGATCTCGTCGTCGACGCGCCACGACTCCCACTCGGCCTCGGTGATGGCGGCCGCGCCCGACCGTTGCGGCTGGTTGCAGCGGAAGCGCCGCCAGTGCGTCATGGTCATCGTCGGCGTGGCGAACTTGGCCGCCAGGGTATCGGTGGTGATGCGCGGCGAGGGGTTGGCCGTCTTGACGACCGCCATATCGGTGACGTCGCCGTCCTCGGGTACCGCGTACTCGTGCAACGCGATCGACGCCGAGCGGCAGTGCGTGAAGCCCGGTCGGCGCACGACGACCGGAGTCTCCTGGCGAATCTTCTCGCGGGTGACCTCGAACTCGCTGTACGGCTCGCCGGCGATGCTGATCGTGGCCAGCTGGCCCTGTCGCTTCTCGCTCTTGCCGCTCCAGGTGCGATATAGCCGCAGGTCCTTGTGGCGGTGCAGCTCATCGATGAACGAGTCGGTCGGGATGACGCCGTCGCCGGTCGCGTCGTCGGCAGCGAAGATCTGCATGCGGTTGCCGTTGAGCTTGTTGCGGATGCGCCGATAGCCCTCGAGGCACTTGAACATCGGGCGCAGCCGTGGTGAGCGGATGATGAAGCCCTCGGCCTGGCGGTAGCCGATCTCGGCCTGGTCGCGTGAAGAGGCCGCCCACGGGATCCACGCGCCGCGGCGGTGCTCAAGCAGGTAGACGCCGAGACCTGCCAGCGACGTCGTCTTGCCGTTGCCCTCGGGAACGATCAGCCAGCACTCGGGAATGCCGGCAAAGTAGTCGGCGAGGAAGTCGGCGAAGAACTCGTCGACCGTCCACGGCTCGCCGCTGTCGAGCTCGAGCTCGTGGGCCCAAGCGCGGAAGTGGGGGACCGTAAACGGCGTCTCCTCGACCGTCGGCCTGCGCATGGCCATCAGCCGATCACCGTCGCGCCGCGGGCCGGGCGCAGGCCGCCCTTGGCTCGCTCGTTGCAGCTGCGGCAGGCAGCGACGTAGCCGGCGCTCGGGTCGCCGTCGATGACGTGGGCGGCGACGTAGCTCACGCGGGTGACGAGCGTCCCGCAGCCGTACGCGCACGGCGCCGGCAATGCCCGCTCGAGCATCTCGCGGACAGCCTGGTGCCGACGCCCGTAGCCTCGCTCGGACGTCGTTCGAGTGTGGCGCGCGCAGTAGCCGCGACGACCGCTATTGGCGTCGTCGCGGCAGCCACGCTGTCGGCAGGAGCGGATGATCGGCACGGGTGTCAGTGCGCCCCGGTGGTCGGGTCGTCGGGATCCGCGCCGCGCGTGTTCAGCGTCGGCTCGTCGTGCACACCGTTGCGGATGCGCACGCCGATGACGAGCAGGTACAGCGCGAGGGCCGTGGCGATCGCGATCAGCCCCAGGACAAGCGGGTCGCCGTTCATCGGTCCACCGCCAGCCCGAGCAGCCCGCCGATGAGGGCCAGCGAGATGAGGAGCATCCCGAGCGTCCACGGACCGGTATCGCCCGAGGCGAGCCCGCCGATAGCAACGTCCGGGCCGGCGCCGCCGGCGCTGCCCGAGGTATTGCCGTTCGCCATGT